CTTCCAGCTCCCAACAGACTGACGGCCCGATCTTCCGCTTGCCGTCGTCGGCACCCTTGGCCCCTGCTACCCACGGCGTAGGTAGGGCAACCAGATGCAGACCATACTCGTGGTCCACACTGTTGCGCCAGTGTCCCAGGTTGACGTCTGCCAAGTCGATCAGCGGTGGTTGTTCTACGTCAGGCGTGGGGCTCAGGGCACCCATGAAGACGAACGGGACGAACTTGAGCGCCTCTCCACGACGCATCAACGTGATGGGTGCCTGGGCGACATAGGTCTTCTCACCCTCGCTCTTCTGCTGCCAGAGCGTGACAGTGCAGTTCCCCGCCGCGTCAAGCTGAACGACGCGATACTGGCAGACGACATGACAGGTGAACGGGTCGCCAGCGATAGGAACCTCTACGTCTTCCTTGAGCACCACCATCGTAAGGATCTCGTCTCCACCCCTACGTTCTGTGCGCCAGTTGATGATGTTCTCGGCACAATAGCCCACGCAATAGGGCCTCATGTCCACATCGGCACGACGTAACGCACCCACTTCCGTGGGCTGAACAGGCATGTCAACCAAGACACCGTAACGACCCGTGAGAAACACTTCCTTCCCTGTTTCTGTGGCGAACGTCTCGAAGGGCACGTTCGTGAGCGTGATGTCGTCCAGGATAGGCTTGAACGACTCCTGCATCTCCACTTCAGGTGCTTCCTGGAAGATGGCGCCGTTCATGCCCTGCACGGTGCGACCCACCGCATTGTAGAAGTTGCCGCGTTCCCTGTAAGCACGATTCCCGTTGGGATCCGCGCCGGGCAAGTCAGGGACATACTTCTGCCCCGCCTTCAGAATCGCATCACGGCCCTTGAAGCAGTCGCGTAGACGCTCCCACTTCACGAGCACGTTCTCGTAATCTTTACGCGGGGTTTCAACAGGCATGTCTACCTCTGGAACTGGAGCTTCTTGATCGGAAAGGGTTCGCCCACCTTCTTGGCCGACTGGATCAGCTGACGGCTCTTGAAGTTGGGGGCACCGATGGTGAGTGCGATGTCTTCACGCGTGTTCCGTTTGGAGCCCTTGAAACGCCTTGTAGCACTGACGGTGAGCTTGGGGCTGACGATATACGTCACCCGCTTCAGCTTTAGATCCGACAGCAGAACGCCAACGGTCTTGTCTACCGCATACCTCGGTATCAGTTCCATGTCACACCCTCCCCATCTTAGGCTGGAGCCATTCGGGCTGTTCCGGCCCTGACGTTTGCACCATGACAAATCCAACACTGTCCCTGGTGCGCGTGTAGATCGCCCGCGCTCCGCGGTTACACTCGCGGCAGACGTGCTCCTGCGACGTCACCGCCTCCACGTCAATGATCTTGAACTTGCACCAGTCCTTGGCCCCGCAGAACGGGCAGGGCATCGACTGCCCTGTCTCCATTCCGAAGCCATACACGTAGTTGTTAGACGCGAACCGCGTCAGGTATTCCGGGTAGCTCGTAGGTTCATTCATACAATAGTCTCCACGGCTATCGGCGTCATAGGGCGACCCAGTTGAACCCCTGTGCCCATGAGCCAGATACGAACACGACCGCCGTTGAGCAGTGTCGCAAGATCCTCCGCCGAGGGTTCCCACTCCGTCATCACATTACCCTCTGGATCCACCGACGCGGGCAGAGGGGTGTAAGGTGGTTGATCCTTGGCGAACGTGACGTGCATGGCGCCTTGATGGATCGCGGGACTAACAGCCGTCATCGGATCCTCCGTATCGAATCACTGTGCCCATGACGACCCCTAGCACGACTGACGCCAGAAGCCATAGCAGTAAGAAGCGGATCACTTGAGACCCCAATCCCAGAAGGGGAAGACCTTGGGCTCATCTGCACTAGGTCTCGTTGGTGCGTCAACGATCTTGTGAACGTGCCCGCAATTGCTGCACGAATGCACCACGAACGGATACTCGTCCGATAGGACGACTTCGGTCTCGCGATTGCACTGCGGGCAGTAACGTTCGGTCATGATCACAGGTAAGCGCCCAGCCCTGCCCCAAAGATTGCACCTGATACCGCCCCTTGTGCCCACCTCAGCATCGCGAGGCGGTAATTGAAGGCCTTGATGTCTGTCTCGTCCTTCCACTTGAGGAAGGCGCCAATGTCTACCAACGCGGCCGTGCCTAGCCCTGTCAGCAGACCGTGAACGAAAGGCTGATGCAGTAACGTAAGGATCATCCCCATACCGTTTCTGTGACGCGCATAGCGCCACGAAGCTGTTCCACCGCATACCTAATCGGGTCAATGATGTGGTTCTTCTTGTCCTGAAGGATGGGCGTCACCTTGCCGGTGAGGGCGTCCTTGACGTAGGAGTAAGACTTGAACTCGTCGATGGTATGCTTGCAACGTGGATGGATAATGATCTCGTATCCCTGGAGGAAGATCACGCCTTCCTTGACGCTGTTCGCACCCTTCTTGGCCGCCTCGATGCCACTGTAGCCATGACGTCGCAGATAGGAGATCGTCTCAGGACGTGCTGAGTCTGCGATGATCGACCAGGGCCTCATGCTGCCGTGGAGTTGTGGGGCTAGACAAGGTCGATGGGGTTCCAGGTAGTTGCACCCACAGAGCATGCCGTCCCAGAAGGCAGGCATGTGGTCGATCTCCACACCCATACTGAACAGATCGTGATCCACATAGAGGCGCTTACGCGGCCAGGCTTGACCCGTCGCAGGGTTCTTCTCCTGCACGAAGCAACGAACCAGCGTGCTGGGGTCTACGCTATAGCCCCAATCAGCCCCTGTATAGAAGACCGTGTTCGGAGGCGCGTCAAAGTCTTCCACGCGCCAGTTCTTGAACACCCGGGCCTCAGAATGCTTCTCGTATTCCCCTTCCCAGATGTGCTCATACTTCTCAAGGTCGATGGCACGGTCCCACTCCAGTTCCTTGCGGAGCACCTCAGGGAACCACGGATTGTCGCGCCACGACGTCTTGAACACGATACTGTCAGGGGGGATGTTCGAAGAGCGGAGCAAGACATCAACGGGGTCGGTCGGAAGCTGTGGGTTCCAACTGAACCAGATCTCACTCGCTTCCTTGCGGATCGTGGGCCTGAGCAGGTCCAACGAACGCTGGGACATTGTCTGGGCTTCCTCCACCCAGGCGACATCATACCCTTCCAGAGACTTGATGCTCTCTGCGGTATGGTTCTGCATACCTTGAAAGATAATGATGCCCTCGCCGGGTGTGTTGATGTGAGTATCCATCACCTCGAACTCACGGCCCAAATCGAACGCCTTGATCTTGTCTTCCAGTAATCGCTTGACTGACTGCTCGAGGCTTTTCTGGATCTCTCGAACACAGACTGCTCGTGTGCCTTCATTGACGACGCAACGATCTATCAGTAGCTCCGCGAACTCGTGCGACTTAGCTGAGCCTCGCCCACCATGCACGCCCTTGTAACGTGAGGGCGTGAGCAGGGGTAGGTAGGCCCTAGGTATTGGGATCTGAAGCGTTCGTCCCAAGGAGTCGCCACCACGCTCGGAAGCGTGACGACACAGCCATCAGCTTCCCGTCAATGTCAAAGCGCCAATAAACCACGCGACCAAGAGGCTGGTTCAGCTTACCAAAGTCGAATACCAACAGACCTTCGTTGTGAATCTCGACGCTATAGTTCCGGCCCCCGTCAGCTAGACGCGCCGTGAGGCGTTCGTAATCGGTCATCACGATTTGACCACCACCTTCACGTGCTTGTCCTTCTGCTTCACCTCATACGTCTGCCCGCCCGCATACCCGTTCGCTGCACTGAACCCCTTCACCTGGATGCAGGCAGGCGCAGAAGCGAGGCGCTCCATCTTGAAGACCTCTCTACTGCGCCTGTTGTTGTGGAGGTGGATGCAGAGAGGAGTAGGTGTGAACTCAGTAATGAGGAACTCCTTGACCTCACCACACGACGGGCATTCGTAGTCGAAGAGGGGCATGATCAGAACGGCGTAGGTGGCTGAGACGGATAGAGCACGTAGAGCACCGCCAACACCATCGTGCAGAGTCTGAGCAGTGCCAGGAAGGGCAGGCTCACACCCATGAACGATAGGAAGGCGGGAAAGATCAGCCAGAATGCCCAGAAGCAAACG